GTTGCAGTCAAGTCAGGCACAAGGCCCTACTATGATTCAGTGTGCGACTTCCTGGCTCAGCACCACGATCACATACACGAAGTGGCATTGGTAGGTGGAGAGCCACTGATGCTGCCCGAGAACAATCGGCTGTTGGATGTGATACCCAAAAATGCCATCGTGACCTTGATCACCAACTTGAGCGTGGATCTGGACAACAAGATATTCCAAAAACTATCCAAACGCAATCGTGTGGGCTGGAGCATGAGTTTTGACAATATCGGTGCCCAACTGGAATATGTGCGTCACGGTGCCAGTTGGGGTCAAATCAAACAAAATTTATCAACGATCAAGCAGTTGATGAGTTCTCAAGGGCACTGGGGTGGCATACATGCGGTGTATAACATCTACAACGCCACTCGCATCTGTGAGCTGCGACAATTTGCTGAACAAGCAGGAGTCAGTGTATTATGGCAGAGCTTGTTTCAACCCGAGTATCTCGATCCTGCTCGACATGGTCCTGAAGTTGCTGCGGCTGCTATCTCTGAGATTGAGAAATTTAATGCACTGGGGATCGCTACCGCAGCAGAGCAAGATTTTTTTGATCAAGCACTAGCCACATACCAACAGGTAAAATCAGTCAATCCTGAAATCACAAAGCAATTCCAACAACACATCTATGACATTGAGCATGTGTATCACACAGACAAAACTGGTGAGTTTGTAAAACTATGGCCAGAACTGGCACACCTATGCAGATAACTGCTGTTGATCTAGATCACAATCTGTTCCGTGTGACAGATGTGTTTCCTCAGAGTTTGGTACAGAAGGTGCTTGCCACCGATTGGGCAAACTTACCATGGCGCCCACAAGAGGGGCACCGGAAACGTCGGTTGGTTGAAAATGTATCATTAGAATGGAATCAAGAGTGGCATCAGTATTGTGAAGAACTATGGCCCAAAATTGGCACAGCATTGAATCGAGCCGTATCTCAATATACCGGTACAGGGTGGTGGATTGATGAGCCGGGATTCGTCTGTGACATGCATACTGACGGAGAAATGCCCGGGGCCATGCAGATGACCTGGATAGGCGATGATCTGGGTACTGCATTCTATCACTACAAAGATCCTGCTGCATTGAGGCATCAATTTGCAGCGAAACCAAACGCAGGATATCTCATGATAAACAATGCCGATCCAATGGGCTATAGAAAATTACAATGGCATGGCATGCTAACTCCAGTGCCTGCCAATTCTTTAAGAGTGAGTTCTTATTCATGGATTACAACAAAATGAAAGCACCTTGGCATGTGGGAGTGAGATACGCTGGGCAGACCTTGGCATGGTTGCCCACAGACACTGAAGAAAACTTCCGCCAACTGGATCAGAATCCTGAGTTTCACGAATATTACCGCAGCAAAGGATGGCTAGAACCAGGAGCAATAACTTATCGAATAAACAGTGATGGATTCCGGTCAGAAGAATTTGATACCTCGGCCCACAGTATTGTTTCTCTAGGATGCAGTTATACCATTGGCATTGGGTTGCCAGAAAATGTCACATGGCCCTATCTAGTATCACAGGCTATGGGATTGAAAAATTACAATCTTGCCTGGCCCGGTATCAGTGCAGATACCTGTTTCATGCTGGCCAGCTATTGGCTACCAGTGTTGCGACCACGATGGGTTGTGATGGCAGCACCTCCCACGCACAGATTTGATCTCATAACCGAAGATCATAAGACTCCACATGAAACATACATGCCTGAAAATCAAGGTGATGCCGGCGATTTTGTAAAGAATTGGTTCTTGAATGATCGCAACGCAGACTTAAATAACTCATGCAACAGATTGGCTGTGCAAGGACTATGCACTGAACTAGGAATAAAATGCCTGACCTACAACGCACATGATTGGTTTGCCAAAAGCCGTGAAGAAGTAGAATACGCAAGAGACCGTATGCATGCCGGCCCGCTGGGGCACAGGCTGTTTGCAGAAAAGATAATAGATGATATTGCCAAAAAATAATTTAGAAACTGTGCTGGTCAAGGCTCCGCATCGCCGCGAGACCTACACCGAGCAAGAGATCACAGAATTCATGCTGTGCGCAGATCCTGTGACAGGGCCCTTGTACTTCATGAATCACTTCTTCTACATCCAGCATCCCATACGCGGCAAGATGCGATATTCACCGTTTGAATATCAAGAGAGACTGATTGAGACTTATCACAACTACAGATATTCCATCTCCATGATGCCTCGACAAACAGGCAAATCAACGTCAGCAGCTGGTTATCTGTTGTGGTATGCCATGTTTGTGCCCGATTCCGCTGTGCTGATTGCTGCACACAAATACACAGGTGCTCAAGAGATCATGCAACGCATACGCTATGCTTATGAGCTGTGCCCCAATCACATACGTGCAGGTGCAACCAGTTATAACAAAGGCAGCCTGGAGTTTGACAACGGCAGCCGTATTGTTTCGGCTACTACCACTGAAAATACCGGTCGTGGTATGAGTATTTCGCTGCTGTACTGCGATGAGTTTGCATTTGTTCGTCCCACCATCGCCAAAGAATTCTGGACCTCCATATCGCCCACCTTGGCCACAGGTGGTAAGGCCATCATCACCAGCACACCCAACTCTGATGAAGATCAGTTTGCGTTCCTGTGGAAAGGTGCCAACAAAACTGTGGATGAATATGGCAATGAGACCACTCTGGGCAGCAACGGATTCAGGGCATTCCGCAGCTACTGGAATGAGCATCCGGATCGTGATCAAAACTGGGCCGATCAACAACGTGCAGCACTAGGAGAAGATCGTTTCCGCCGAGAGATGGGCTGCGAATTCATTATCAATGATGAAACACTAATCGCTCCAACCAAGCTGATAGATCTGGAAGGTGTTGAACCCTTGCGCAAGACCGGACAGGTGCGCTGGTATCAAGAACCCAAAAAAGACAAGATGTACATTGTCAGCTTGGATCCCAGCCTGGGCACCGGCGGCGATCCCAGCGCCATACAGGTATTTGAAGCTGACACCACCATACAAGTGGCTGAATGGCGTCATGATCGTACAGATGTGCCCACACAGGTAAAAATCCTGGCCGACATCATCAAAGAAATCAATGCTGTGGTGCAAGACGCCAGCAAGATCTATTACTCAGTAGAAAACAACACACTGGGCGAAGCAGCACTGATCTCCATCGCAGAATACGGCGAAGAAAACATCCCGGGCTATGTTCTCAGCGACAATTCAGTGCAAGGCACAGGGGGCCGCAGGATACGCAAGGGCTTTACCACCACAAACAAAAGCAAAATCATGGCCTGCAACAAGGCCAAGATCCTGATAGAGTCTGGCAGGATGAAAATACAGAGCAAGCCGCTGATTTCTGAACTCAAAACATTTGTGGCACACGGCACCAGTTTTGCTGCCAAACCCGGGGAAACTGACGATCTGGTCATGGCCCTATTGCTGGCTGTGCGTATGTTGGTGATGTTGCAGACCTATCACACCGAATTGGATACACATCTCAAGGATCATGGCGACGTGATAATCGAACCCATGCCATTCATCGCTATCCTGCGTTGAAACTAAATAAACAATCATGGCACAACAAAACAATATCGCTCAGCAACTGAATGACCTGCTGGTCACACGCAATTTCCATCCGGACATGCTGGATGCGCAAGGCAAAGTCTGCGACAGCGAAGATGCCAAAACATTCACATTTGACTACATCAGTGGAGCCGGCAAAAACTACGGCACCATGGTGGTCATACTGGATTCAGACAATGATCTAAAAGCATTCTACGGCGACAATCTGGGACGCACCATGGAAGGCAACGACAAAGAAGAATTCTTTGACTTCCAGCAGCATCTGAGCCAGTTTGCCAATGCACATCGTTGGACCTACACCGCCAAGGATCTGGGACAGCTCAAGCACACCATGCAAGGTCTGGCAGCCATCAAAGAAGGCCTGTTTGAAGGCTATTATGGCACACGCCGAATCAGCTATGCAGGCGAACCCACCGAAGCAAGATTGATGATCCGACACAATCGCAATCTGGGCGAAACTGATGCACGTTTTCGTTATGTGGAAAGCATCTTTGTGGAAACAGCCGATGGCGAGCGATATCGTCTGCCATTTGTGAATCTAGCCGGCGGCCGAGCCATGCTGGAACATGTGCGCCAAGGTGGCAAGCCCTATGACGTGCGTGGCAATCACATCTGTGAAATGATCACAGAGCTCAAGGTGCTCACACGTTTCAATCGTGCCAGCCAAGGGCGTGTGGTGGAAGGTGTCAAACAAAGCGTGGTACAAGGTGCGCAAACCTACTACAAATCTCTAAGAGAAAACATCAAGCGAATGGCCAGCCCACGTGGCTATGCCGCTTATTTTGAATCTTGGCATCCTGCGGACATCACAGAACAAGACCAATTGGTAGAAGATATCAAAACACTGTTCGTAGAACAGACCATTGACGACAGGATTGAGCAAGCTCTACCACTGTTGGCAAAAATACAAAGAGGACGTGAAATGAAAGAAGCTGACATATTTGAAAACTGGGTGAATAGCGTGACAGAAAGCCACTGGAACCTGCCCGAAACTCCGGAACAACTGAACAAGCTCAAAACACTCATGAGTGGCGAATTGATCGTGGGACCAGACGGTACCAATGCCAAAGAGCAACTGCGTGATATCATCGGTGATGATGATTTGTTCAACCGTATTGAAGATTTGGCTGCACAAGATCCCGATGCCAATCTATGGGATGACACCGAAGTACAAGACATATTGCAAGCACTGGGCATACAGATGCCTGATGATTCTGCACCTGACATGAACGCTCAACCTGAGCAAGGTGTGGCGGAAGCAGCCAAGTGGCGTGATCCAAAGTATCAAGGCAAAACATTTGATTACGATGATTCGTATGAAGGCCCGCACGACACCAAGACTAGTAAAATTTCTTTAGATCGTGCAGGTATGCGTCAAATTAATACATTTGATCCTTTAGAATACAAGGCACGTGAGAAACAAGCTACAGGCAGATTAACTCCGCAAGATGTAAAATACGCAACAGCTAAAAACTTTAAAAAAGAAAAACAACAACAACTTGACTATGACAGATCAAGAAAGGCAGAACAAGGCATGGCAGAAGCCGACAACATCAGCACCTTTGAAAGCCTGCGACGCATGGCCAGTTTGGCAGGTGTGCCACTGAAAGAGTCTCGCATTGAAGAATCCAGTGAATTCATGTATGAAAAAATTGGTAAAACACTGGCACAGAAACAGCCCATGTTGGATGTGGATTCTGATCAATTTGTTCAAGCAGTTTATCCCGAAATGATTGCGTTGGGCATGACACCAAAGTCTGCTATGAATTTAATCAATGATCGAGATTTTTTAGGTGATGTTGCCAATTCATTCTATCACTATGCACAGCACGGAGAACTGGATGAAAACTTAGGTGGCATAGTTGGTGAGGCAATGGTTGATGAGGCGCAGCCTCAGTCTGAAATAATGCGTCGTAATCCTAAAGGATTTCCGGTCACTCCCACACCATTGGCTTCTTCGGATGCTCGCCGTGTTGGTGCCCTTGATCTAACCAAGCAGCAGACAGAGCCAGACCCATTGGATGCTATGAAAACGGCTGCAGGCCTGGCAACAATAGCACCAAGAACAGTCAAAGCAGTTGATCTGATAAAGAATCCAGAGTTGGCAATTGGTGAGCCACAGTGGGATTACAAAGATAGCCAGCCGGCAGCCGCCACACCATTCGGTATGTCTGCACTGAATCAGATGACGCAGGATCAAAGAGCTAGGATTATGCGTATGGCTGCACAGGATCAGATGACACAAGATCAAAGAGACAGAATAACACACATGCAACAACAGATGCCTGACACCATGCCAGGCAAAACCACCAGTCCATCTGTATCTTACACTGCCGACGGAATCCCACGCATTGAAATATCCGGCGGCCTGGAAGAGGCTGGTGTTCAGGTACGCAAAATACGTTCTCCCAACATCGTGACCACACAAGAGATTCCCAGTTCTAAAATAATTGGTCAGCCATTCAATGATGAGCCTTTGCCTCACACAGAACTCAACTCTAGACCAATGCCACAAGGTCCAGATATAAGTCTGCCTTACACAGAAATTAAACCTCGACCAGTCACAGGTCTTGAAGTCATCAATCCTTCTACAGTCAAGGGAATTGACCTAACACAAGGCGATAACGAGCAGGAACTGGAAGAGTGCAACTACACTCCATTGAACGAATACTGCCAGATACATGGCCTGAAAGAGTGCTGGTTGGAAGAAATGAATCTCAGCATCCTGGCCACTGGTTCTCAACTGCTTGAAGATCTAGACGAAGGATTGTTGGGCTCTCTAGCCAACGTCGCAACTAAATATGGTCCAAAAATAGCAGCGCCAGTGAGCGCCGCTTTAGCTGGCATCGGTCTCGGCTCTGTAATTGATAAATCATTACCCTCAGATAACTCATTCTCGGATTCAGTACGTGCCTCAATTAATAATGTTGATAAAATAAAAGGTACAGGATCAACACAAGGATCTTCTTTTAAAGATCCATTTGATGGTCCATTTGCTCGGCCAGTAGATGAAGGCGGCATGCCGGGCATGGGTGCAGCACTCCGAGGCGCAGGTGAAATGGGTAGCAAGGCAGCAAATGCTGTGAAAAGTCTGTTCAAGGCAGAACCTGAAGTCAGCGCATTGCGTGGCCCACCTCCTCCCCGCGCAATCAAGTATCCCGAAGAGCATCCTGATTTTCCATTGCTACAAGCAGCCCGCGATCGGGAACAGGGAAACATGAAAGTCTGGAACAAACGGTATCCTGAGATCCCATGGGCACCACAGTCAGATGAGGACCTGCTTAAATCTTTCAATCATGATCTCAATGTGCAAAAAGGGTTTAGCCAGAATTCGAGAGATGCCATGCCAAACGACTGGTCGCCAACCGGCTACACCAGAGCACAAAAAAGCAAAGGTGCAGCCTTTGATGCAGAAAAAAGTATGCAAGGCAATCAGGACCTGTTTAAGAATGCCTATGGCATAGATGAAGCAGACATGATGAATCCTGAAATCCCTAAGGATTTTGGATCCCCTGAACATCTTGCTCACTTGGCAGGATTGGGCAAGGCTTTGCAATCAGGCGATCGTTCTGCACTGAGCAAATCCAATGCTGCACTGGCAGCAGCACAAATCGGGCAGGGCAAGACTCCTTGGGAACCTGCACCAACGCCATCGTTCAGCACACCAGGTGCTGCACACGCAGGGCAGGGCGGATATGACTATCAGGACGAAGAGCCCAAAGGTCGGGCACATTCGGGTCAAGGTGGATACAACTACTACGACTATGATGATGCAGATCAAAGCAGTGCAGAAACAGCACGTCTTAGCCGGTTGAGGAATCCAAATGTTGATCCTGCTCTGGCTCACATGTTGATCAATCCCAACAATCCAGATGCCTTTGCTATGCAACGTGACGACGAGCCGGATCAAAGCGATGCCGAAACAGCACGTCTTGGCCGAGCAGGCGCATCAGCAGATTCGGAATTTGTACATGCACCCGGCGAAGCCGGACGTTCTATCAATTACGAATCACGAGAAGGTGATGCATTGCTGGCAAGAATAAAATCCTTGGCTCTGCTGAGATAACATAAATAAAACTAACAAAAGAAGTGTGTGCAGTGGCACACACTTCCGTAATCAACTAGATAGGCAAATTTCGCTACCGTAAAGGTAGCAAACACAGACAAGGCTGTGTATAATAACCTTGTAGGCAACACATTTAAGTTAATCTTAAATATTTTTAATCATATTAAAGCATAGAAAGGCAACACAATATGGCAACTTTAGCAGACATCCGAGCACGACTACAGGCAGCAGAGAACAAAGGTGGGCAATCCACTGGAGGCGGTGACAGATCCATTTATCCACATTGGAATATGGAAGAAGGTCAATCAGCCACTTTGCGCTTTTTACCCGACGGCAATTCCAAGAACACATTCTTCTGGGTGGAACGAGCCATGATCCGACTGCCATTCAATGGCGTCAAAGGCGAGATGGATTCCAAACAGGTCATGGTACAAGTGCCCTGCGTGGAGATGTGGGGAGACGCTTGCCCAATCTTGGCAGAAGTGCGTACCTGGTTCAAGGACAAGAGCCTCGAAGATATGGGTCGCAAGTACTGGAAGAAACGCAGCTACATCTTTCAAGGATTCGTGCGTGAGAATCCCATCGCAGACGACAAGACTCCGGAAAATCCCATTCGCAAGTTCATCATTGGACCTCAGCTGTTCACCTTGATCAAGGGTGCCCTGATGGATCCAGAGTTGGAAAATCTGCCAACTGACTACATGAGCGGCCTGGACTTCCGTATCAGCAAAACACAAAAAGGTGGATTCGCTGACTACAACAGCAGCAAGTGGGCTCGTAAAGAATCTGCATTGACTGATGTGGAACAGGCAGCAGTGGATGCACATGGCCTGTTTGACTTGAACACTTTCTTGCCCAAGAAGCCCACTGACGTGGAACTGCGTGTGATCAAGGAAATGTTCGAAGCCTCAGTAGATGGACAGCCTTACGACACAGAGCGTTGGGGTCAATACTTCCGCCCTGCTGGTGTGAATGCACCTGCTGGCGCAGCACCTGCTGTTGATGTGGATGAAGACACTCCCAAGCCAGCTTTGCGAGTGGCAGCACCTGCCAAGGCAGCAGATGACTTTGACGATGAGCCAGCAGTGGCCACTGCGCCAGTCAGCAAGCCTGCCGGCGAAAGCAAAACCCAGGACATCCTGGCTATGATCCGCAGCCGTCAGAACAAGTAATTGACCGGTATCGCAAGCACCTTAGCGGTGCTTGCGCCTATCTATTATGAAATTTTCTTTGGTATTTGAGAATACAGGTGATACTATACCTTTTGAGGTAGTGTACAATCATGAGTTGTTTGAATTTTTTGTAGATAAATCCAGCAGTCAAAATCAGAACAGATTTTCAGACCATCAACTGGTGGCACAAAAAGTCAACAAAGGATTGACAGATCTTCACTGGGCACTATCAAATACCAACGAGGTTCTTTACGACCTTGTGGGAATCAACTTTCCACAATCGGACAATCTAGAAACATACTTGGATCAAAGTCTACTCAATCGCATACATGCTGAATGGGTATTTTCGCAAAATCACAAAGTTCAAGTACATCAGTTGAGATATAGTTCAAACTCAGCGGTTGCCAAACTAGGACAGCAACTACATGATCAGTTTCCAGATGAAATATCGGAAACAAGATTAGCAGTAGCAATGCAACATCTTGGAAAGATTTTTCCATATGAAGATGTGAATATGGCGGTTCATAGATTGGAATCAATTTTTACCAGCAACATTGAATACAATGCCCCTGGCAAATGGCAAGTGTTTGATAATCCATTTCGCAAAACGTCCATGGTATCCAATCCAGACCGAATGAACTTCTCGTTTGGATATACTTATGTGGGACGGCAACTTTATAACAAGTTTGAATATTTTGATATGAATCTTGATTGTGATGACCATTACAACTATGAGACCTTGGAATATGCATTTAATCTTAGTCTACAACAACCCGAGACCGTGGCGTTTAGCCCTGAATTTTTGGCATGGTGTGCGCGACACGATCGACGACCCATGGCCAATCAAGTTCCTGTAGCCAATGTGATTGATCTAGATAAACACTTGACAGAGTATCGCAGAATACTCTATAATAACTCACAGGCCAGCAACTCTGCCAGCATTATTTTACATTGAAAGAAACTATCATGGGAAAACCATTTGACGTAAGCAAGTTCCGCAAGGAAATCACCAAGTCAATCGAAGGATTGAGTATTGGTTTCAACGATCCCACAGACTGGATCAGCACAGGCAATTATGCCTTGAACTATCTAATCTCCGGCGACTTCAACAAAGGTATTCCACTGGGCAAGGTCACTGTGTTCGCCGGTGAATCTGGCGCAGGTAAAAGTTATATCTGCTCTGGCAACATCATCAAGAACGCCCAAGCACAGGGTATCTATGTGGTGTTGATCGACAGCGAGAACGCACTGGACGAGGATTGGCTTAAAGCCCTGGGTGTGGATACCGGTCAAGACAAACTGCTTAAACTCAGCATGGCCATGATCGACGATGTGGCCAAAACCATCAGTACATTCATGAGCGACTACAAGGCCCTGCCCGACGGTGAGCGCCCCAAGGTAATGTTTGTGATTGACAGCTTGGGCATGTTGCTCACACCCACTGATGTGAATCAGTTTGATGCAGGCGACATGAAAGGTGACATGGGTCGCAAGCCCAAGGCACTGACCAGTCTTGTGCGTAACTGTGTGAACATGTTTGGTTCATACAACGTGGGATTGGTGTGTACCAACCACACATACGCAAGTCAAGACATGTTTGATCCCGATGACAAGATCTCCGGCGGTCAAGGTTTCATCTATGCCAGCTCAATTGTTGTGGCCATGAAGAAACTCAAGCTGAAAGAAGATGAAGACGGCAACAAGATCACTGATGTGATGGGTATCCGTGCTGCCTGCAAAGTGATGAAAACACGCTATGCCAAACCGTTTGAAGGTGTGCAGGTCAAGATTCCTTATGAAACAGGAATGAGTCCTTTCTCCGGCATGGTGGATCTCATGGAGAAACGCAATCTCTTAAAGAAGGAAGGCAACAGTCTGGTATTTGTGACCAGCGATGGTGAGATCATCAAGAAGTTCCGCAAGAAGTGGGAAGCCAATGAAGAAGGCTGTTTGGATCGTGCCATGGCAGATTTTGGAAATCACAAAGAAGAGGTAAGTACCATCGAGGAGGCAGCAGAATGAGTGAAGCAGTAGCAGTGGCCAGCGAATTGTGGTCAGAACTCAAGCGTTATGTGAACACGGTGGATCGCAATGAAGCAGCAGAGACAGTGGTGGCTATCTTGATCGACAACGACTGTGATGTAGATGATATCAAAGACACATTCAAAGGCGATGCAGACATCAAACGAGCTCTCACAGCGTATCTTGACAACGATAAATCATACACAGATGATGACGATGAAGATGATGGTGTTGATGCAGAAGAAGACTATCACGAAGACGACTGGGAAAATTAATGTGGTACAGCCGCGTGGTTGCCAGTCTGGATGCTATTCCAGACTTTATAACTCATTACGAGCGTGAGCTTGAGGATGCCAAAAAGGACTGCAAGATTGGCGGCTTGGTAGAACGGAATATCACAGCATTGCCGGGCATCACTGAACAGAGGTTTAACCAGCTTCAAGAGATCGAAGCGGTGTTGAACTATCTCAACATCCAACTGCGCAAGATACGCAGGAAACACTTTCAAAAGTATCTAGAAGCCTATGCCCGCGCTCTTACCTCAAGAGATGCTGAAAAGTATGTGGAAGGCGAGGACGAAGTGATTGACTACGAAACCATCATCAACGAAGTGGCATACTTGCGAAACCGCTGGTTAGGTATCATGAAGGGCCTGGATACCAAACAGTGGCAAATGGGGCATGTGGTCCGACTGAGAACAGCAGGCATGGAAGATATCACGGTGTAATCTACGCCTATAAATATCTTCATGAAACCAATTCCTGTTTTTGTGGGATATGATCCCAGAGAAGCCATAGCATATCATACCTGCGTAAATTCCATCATACGCAACAGCACCAGTCCGGTTGCTATCGTACCTGTGGCGTTGAACTTGTTTCGAGACTATGCCGAAACACACACTGACGGCAGCAATCACTTCATCTACACACGTTTCCTAGTGCCGTATCTCATGGACCATCAGGGCTGGGCCATATTCATCGACGGCGACATGATTGTTTGTGGCGACATAGCCGAACTATGGAACTTGAGAGACTACACCACGGATGCCATGGTAGTCAAGCACGACTACAAAACACGCATGAAAGAAAAATACCTGGGCAGCCCTAACGAAGATTATCCACGTAAAAACTGGTCTAGCGTGATCTTGTGGAATTGCAATGCTGTTCGCAATCGACAGCTCACTCCCGAGTTTGTGCAAAACTCAACAGGCGCGTTCTTGCACAGATTCTCTTGGATAGATGATGCTCGACTGGGCGAGCTGCCAAAAGAGTGGAACTGGTTGCCCGATGAATACGGTGCCAATCCTGATGCCAAACTGCTGCACTACACACTGGGCACACCTTGCTTTGATGAATTCAAAGATACACCAATGAATGAGCACTGGCATCGGGAACGACAGTTGACCGAGCATTGCCAACAGCGAACTACATGATGGACGAAGAACAATACTCGCCACCTGTAGAAAAACATGCTCTGGACATGGTGGTTCCAGAGATACGAAAATTGTTTGATGACATCCTGAAGTATCGTGTGGATCCTGCAGGGATTTATTATGGTGTCACACAGCAGACGCTGGCGCAGCAGATTGCTGAATTGCCGGTCAATCGCGTGGTGGCACTGGACAGCGAGTATAGATATGAAAGAAAAGGTCACATGTACGATCCCACATTACAAAGTTTTGTACAAGGTGCTGGCGGCCAGATCAGTACCTGGTCAAAAGAAGAAAACACAATGACACCTGTGGTGTTGCGCGGCATAACCAAACGCAAACAGATGGACACTTGCCGAGCTGCTGGCAGAGACTTTTACTATATTGACACTGGCTATTTTGGCAACGGAAAAAAGAAAAACTATCATCGCATCACACGCAACGATGTACAGAACTTTGGTCCTGTGAGAGAACGCCCATCAGATAGATTTGATCGCACTGGCGTCAGTCTAAAAAAAGTACGTGCAGATGGCAGCAAAATACTACTGGCACCGCCCAGCCAGAAACTGCTGAATCTCTACGACATAGATCTTGAAACATGGCTGACTCAAACTCTAGCTGAGATTAGTGCCAACACTGATCGAGAAGTAGTAATCCGGCGCAAGCAAGGCCGCAGCACACGAATAAATGATGACACCATAGAAATGGCACTTAGTCAAGACATCTACTGCTTGGTCACCTACAGCAGTATCGCTGCCGGAGAAGCCATCTTGTTTGGCAAACCGGCCATCACACTGGGTCCTAACGCAGCCGCAGCGGTATGCAGCACCAGCATTGAAGACATTGAGTCAATCAAAAAACCCAACCTTGACGAGATCTCCGCATGGGCTCGACACATGGCTTATTGTCAATTCACTGAAGTGGAGATGCGTGATGGCACAGCCTGGCGCATATTGAACGATGGTTGATGTTGTGGTATATATTTCCAGTGTGGCCAACTTCCGCAAGCACATTAGGAAAACACAATGCTTAGAAAGTTTTGCAGCCGGGGTAAGCAAACTGGGGCATAGCGTGGTGGTCGAAACAGCACACCGATACACTCCCAGTCGCCTGGCTGTGATGCTGGGCTGGGCTACTACCAACACCGGTGGGCCAAACATAGCACTGAGAAAAGAAATCATCTCACAGCAACAACGTCATGGATTCCATACCATGTGTATCGATGCCAGTTGCTGGAAGTATCTGGACAATGCCAGCAGCTATCTGCGCTACAGCCTTGACGGGCCATTCTATGATCGAGCTGAATATGCCAATCACAACAGCGACAGCACCAAATGGCAAGAGATCAGCCATGCATTGAACATTTCATTGGACCCACCACAGACCAATTCCGGCGGCCACATATTGATCTGCATGCAGCGGGATGGTGGATTTGCCATGAAGACACTGGATCCATTGGTGTGGCTGCAACAAAAAATTTCAGACATAAGGCGATACACAGATCGCACCATAATGGTGCGTCCGCATCCCGGTGCCTACAAGCCTACAGATTTTTTGCAGTTTAAAACCCGACATTATCAAACACGTCTGGGTGTGCAGGTGTTAGAGCCATCAATGGCAAAACTCACTGACAATTTGAAACTGGCACATGCTGCGGTGTTTTTCAACAGCAGCGCCAGTGTAGCAGCAGCCTGCGCCGGCATACCTATATTTGTCGATGATGTCAGTTGTGTGAGTTGGGCAGTGGCCAATCGAGATATTGCCAAGATTGAATCACCGGAGAACTATAGCCGACAGCAATGGATCAATGATCTAGCAGCAGCACACTGGAGTGATGATGATGCCAAAGAAGGCCGCATCTATCAAAAATTCCTGCCTTATTTGACTCGCAGCACCGTCACATCATAGTTGCAGCCTTTGACATGTGGCCATTTGTGGCTTTTGTCAAAATCACTGATTACTTCATGTACAATCTCGATAGGCATGTTTTTTAACAACTTCTCTCGCCACCATTCAGGTTGTTCCACTATGAGATGCGCATTGCGACCATCCAGCAATACTTTTTTAGCTGGATAACAAGCGATACGGAACCATCCCACACGCTGCATTTTCTGGCCGATCAGCGCCAGTGTTTGATCCAAATGCTCGGGTTCAATATGTTCAAACACATCTGCACTGACCACACAATCAAAAGACTCTGCTGGCATTTCGCTGTGAGTGGCGGAGCCGGGATCATATCCATCTACTGTGGTGCCGGGATATGCCTCTGCGATACTCTGAATCAGCTCGCCGTGCCCACATCCAAAATCCAATACGCTGGTGGGCTGATATTGTCGAAGGAACGGATTTATTGTAGATAGTATTTTGCTACCTCGTCTGAATCTGCCTTGACCATGCATGGTAGCTAATTGATCTTTATAGTCTTGATTGATTATCATCTGTGGTTGACCTCTACGTACTTATATTTGCCTTCAAACTCAGAAGGAACGTCTTGCCATGCGCCGGATAGTTGATCATCTGCCCAGGCAGCATAGTAAGGACGATCCTTCCACCACCAGAACAGATCACTGTCAGACCAATCGGCATAGTAGCTGCGGAAAAATTCTCTGGTACGCGGCAGCCTAAAATACTCAGGATCATACATGGTCTTTTTGCCTTTGGCTTCACGTTGGAAATTCACACCAATGAAACAAAATTTAGCCGAATGTTGCTGTAGCAGATCACGTACCCATGACATGTCATCATCAGGTATGCTGTTGAGTACCTGTGTGCAGATCACACCGTCAAACTTGATCTCAGGATCGGGCAATTGATTGTGCGCCTCCACACATGGATCATATGGATATACATTGACGCCGAGGTATTCATCAAATGTTTTCCAATCTTCCAGTGGTATTGGGTCACCGGGTAGCTGTCCATACGGAAGTTTTTCTGTGTATTGTGATCCTTTGCCACAGCCGTAATCTAGTATGGTCTTCACATTGTATCTGATCACTAGATCCTTGATCAGTTTCTGATATTTGACCACATCATATCCGGCCCAGTTCTTGTTGTTTTGTTGGAACTCAGTGCCCAGCCTGACTGATTCTTTGTAGTATGGACTCATGCCCATCCCATGATCCAATCATCTCTCACTTGATCTAGTTTGACCATGCCCCAGGAGTTGAGCAATGCAATGGCAGCAAATTGTCCGTATTCTTTACTGTAAGCATCGTGTGGTTTTTGTTCTATGACCATGACAGGGCGACAGCGTTTTACGGTTTGTTCTGCACCTTGCAACACACGATATTCATACCCTTCACAGTCGATCTTTATGTAATCTACACCTTGCAAGTTTAGATTGTCAAGACGCACAATCTGCACATCCCCGGTGCCCATGCTGTTGGGGTCTAGATGACTGTGGCCGCTGTTTTCTTCAGTGATGATCATGGTTCCTTGGCTGTCCTGATCGCCCAGTGCCATTGGGCTGATGAAAAAATTATCACCGGTGACATTTTTTTCCAGGCATTCTCTGAACAATCCCACTGGTTCAAATGCAATAACTTTGGAAAAATTTTTTACCAAATCTCTGCTCCATAGTCCTACATTGGCACCAATATCTAATGCAACACCGCGAGACTTGCAAAGATCAATGCTTCTTTTTCTCACTGCCACTTGGTATTCGGGCAATAGTCCCTTATCAACGCTTTTTTTCAGCATCTTGGGAAAGTGTGTTTCAAAATCCGGAAAGTGCCATCCATAATGTTCAGCCATTTATCATCTCCTGTGTTTGTTTCAGTATGCGATATGCCATACC